AAAGAAAAAAGAAATCAGATAAGGAACAAGGTGGTTGGTAATGTTTAAACAGGAGAAAGCATGAACATATTTTATTTTAATCACAGCCCGATAACTTCGGCAGAAGCACAGCCAGACAAGATGCTAGTGAAGATGCCACTGGAAACAGCACAGATGTTATGCACAGCACATAGAGAACTAGATGGTGATGAGTGGGCAGATAAAGTAGGACTTTACAAAAGAGCATACTGGAATCATCCTTGTACTATTTGGGCAAGAGAATGTAGCCAGAATTATTCATGGTTGTATGCACACTTTCTAGCACTAGGTATGGAGTACACTTTTCGCTATGGAAAAGAACATGCAAGTGTTGCTAAGTTAGCAAAACCTTTAATGCAGTTTCCAAAGAATATAAAGCAGGGCGAAATGACACCACTAGCACAAGCTATGCCCGATGAATACAAACATGAAGACCCTATCGTTGCTTATCGTAGATATGTTATTAACGAAAAGCATTATGCGAAGTGGGAGAAAGGTAGGTCAAAACCTAAGTGGTGGAACAAAGACTATGCAGAAGAAATTAGTATTAATACTTCTGGTAATGTTAGTATAGGGGTTGCAATTTAATTAAAAGTATGGTATAATGGAGCACTAAATTATGAAAGCACAAAGAGATATATTTTATTCAACAACAAAACAAGTCACTGAAGATGAGTACTATAGGTTTGTAGATTATGTAAAAGATAACTACGAGGAATGGTATGAGAATAAAGTTTGTTATGAAGTTTCTAAAACTAACGACAATTATTTTGTGACATTATATGGTAATGAGATTGTCACTTTCAATGACATCTTTTAATTGACATGGTAGCCCTCAACAAAACCTTCCTAACCATGTCAGTATGTCTTGCAAAAAGACAAGTGGCTAGTTATAAAACCTAGATTAAATTCGGGGATACTAGCCACTATAATTTACAGAGGGAATATGAAAAAACAAAAACAACAAATAGACTACGGCAAGTATGCAGAGTGTTTAAACAATGTCATGTATTACAATGCTCCAGACTATCAGTTCATTTTAGCTGATGAGAAGTACCATAATTATGCTACCTTAGTTATCAGTAGTAATCATTTAAGGATAACTAAAAATAATACTGAGTTATCAAATAAAGATTTAAAAGAACACATCATCAACGAGTGGTTTGCCGAAGAGAACGAAATGACTAGGCAAAAAAATAATGCAAAGCGAAAAGAAAAAAGACTTGCAATTTAGATTTACTTGTGGTATAATGTGCGAAGTAATTAAAATAATTTATATATAGGAGTAAAAATATGTATGAATATGTAGAAGGTGAAGCAATGTATCCACACATTACAACACCTAACACGAGGTTTCAACCTCACAAGTATGTTATTACAGTTTTAACTGATGATAGCACAGCTTCTGAATTAGAAGCGAAAGGTATCTCTCAAGTTAGAGATAGAAGTGGACAACCTAAATTTGAAAAACCTGCTTTTTCTTTTAGTAGAAAAGTAGAAGTTGCAGGTCGTGTCAATGAAGCACCGAAGCTGATTGATAGTGATGGCAACCCTATGGATGTTTCATTAGGGAATGGCTCTAAGGTTAAAGTTAAAATCAAACCTTACACTAATGACTACGGAACTTTTGCTGAATTAATTGCAGTTAAAGTTGTAGAGTTAGTAGAGTATGCCGAACAATCGGCAGACAACGAGGAGTTTTAATATGATTATTAATATTAAAAAAGATGATGGAGAAACTATTTATAATGTTAATGAAATAACTGACAAAGCCAAACAAGGCGAAGCCAGAGTTATCATATCTAAAGTAGGAACTCTTGAAACTTTAGCAGAAGCAGTTAACTTTGCAAGTGCTACTCATAGGGCTAATCTTGAAAAGCTTTTAGAAAGTTGTGAAGAAGCTGTTATGATTGAACCTATAGAAGAGGAAGTATCTGAAACTAAAATTATTACAGAGGATACTGAAGATAAATAATAATTAGTGAGGGCTAATATGACAAGCACTTGGGATAAGGTACACCAAGCATGTCCGTTATGTGATAGTAGCGATGCTGTTGGTGTTAATGAAGATGGGTCAGCTAAATGTTTTAGTTGCGATACCTTCATGCCTAACTACAAACAAAGTTGCGAAGGAAATAATATGGAAGTACAAAGAGATAATACGTTTAAACAGCCTGACAATATTGAGGTAGGTTCTTTTTCAGCTTTGACTGATAGGAAAATATCTAAAGATACTGCTCAGAAATATGGAGTTAAAGTTGTTCACGACTTACAAGGGAATGTAATTAAACACATGTATCCATTTTATAATGGACACGAAGTATCGGCTACTAAAACAAGAAGTATCAGAGATAAAATATTTTTTTGGAGTGGTACTAAAGCAGAGACTGGATTGTTTGGTCAACAGCTTTTCAAAGGTGGTAAGTATATTACTATCACCGAAGGAGAGTGTGATGCTATGGCTGCTTACGAACTACTAGGTAGTAAGTGGGCAGTTGTGTCTATTAAAAGTGGAGCAGGAGGAGCAGTCAAAGATATTAAAGAAAGCTTAGAGTTCTTTGACGACTTTGAAAATGTTATCATTGCTTTTGATAATGATAAGGCAGGTAAAGAAGCTTCGCAAAAAGTAGCGAGGCTGTTTAAACCTAGTAAGGCTAAGATACTTTCTTTACCTAACGGTTGGAAAGACCCTAACGATATGCTCAGAAGCAATAGGCATAAAGAGTTTGTCGAATCTTGGTGGGCAGCTAAAGTTTATACACCATCTGGTGTTATAAATGTATCTGAACAAAGAGATAAGTTCCACAACAGAGAAAAGAAAACAAGCATACCTTATCCTTGGCAAGGACTTAATGAAAAACTTTATGGTCTTAGACAGGGAGAACTTGTAACTCTTACAGGTGGTACAGGTCTTGGTAAGTCTTCGGTAACTAGAGAGCTAGAACATCACTTAATAAAAAGCACGACAGATAATGTTGGAGTGATTGCTCTTGAAGAAGACTGGCGAAGAACTATCGATGGTATCTTATCTATCGAAGCTAATGCTAGACTTTACATAGACCAAGAACGAGAGAACTTTAGTAAAGAAGAATTAGATAAATTCTTTGATGTTCTTTACGATGGAAACAATAAGAACAGAGTATGGGTACATTCTCACTTTGGTACAAATGATATTGATGATATATTTTCTAAACTAAGATACATGATTATCGGCTGTGAATGTAAGTGGGTAGTTGTAGACCACCTCCACATGTTAGTAAGTGCTGTCCATGAAGGCGATGAACGTAGAGCCATAGATTCTATTATGACAAAGCTGAGAAGTTTGGTTGAAGAAACAGGAGCAGGTATTGTTTTAGTTTCTCATCTTCGTAGAGTTGATGGTAACAAAGGACATGAGAACGGTATTGAAGTATCTCTATCCCATCTAAGGGGTTCAAATAGTATTGGACAATTATCAGATTGTGTGATAGCATTAGAAAGAAATCAACAGTCAGACGATATTGACGAAGCTAGAACTACTAAGATGAGAGTTCTTAAGTCTAGATACACTGGAGATGTAGGACTTGCCTCGCATTTACTTTATGATAAAGATACTGGTAGGTTATCAGAAGTAGATATGTCAGATATTAATGTTGATGAAACAGTAGAAGGATTTTAATTATGGATTTAGTATTTGACATAGAAACAGACGATTTAAAAGCCACTAAGGTTTGGTGTATTGTTGCTCAAGATGTAGACACGAATGAAATATTTAAGTTTCCACCTAGTAAACTTGATGAGGGTGTGAAACTATTACAGTCGGCAGATAAACTAATAGGACATAATATTATTGGTTTCGATATTCCAATGATTCAAAAGTTTTTTGATGTTGATTTGAACGATAAAGAAATTCTTGATACTCTTGTTTTGTCTAGGCTTTTCAATCCAACTCGTGATGGAGGACACAGCTTAGAAAAGTGGGGGTATAAATTAGGCTTCAATAAAATTGAGTTTGAAGACTACCAAAACTACTCAGCCGAAATGCTTAAATATTGTGTAAGAGATGTACAACTAAATACTTTAGTTCTTAAAGAATTAAAAAAAGAAGCTAAAGGATTTTCTAAAGATTCAGTTTGTCTTGAACATCACATTGCTGACATAATGAAACAACAAGAGAGAGATGGTTTTAAGTTCCATGAGATGAGTGCTAATTTATTATTAGCAGAACTCAGAGAAAGTATGCAGTCTATTGAAGATGAAGTACATGAAACTTTTCAACCTCGTTGGGTAGATGAGAAGTTAGTTACACCTTATATTAGAAAAGATGGAGTTCTTTCTAAGAGAGGACTTACTGACGATGAATATAAAAGATGTTTAAACACTTCTAACTACGAACCGTTTATGAGAAAAACTTTACAAGAGTTTAATCTAGGCAGTCGTAAACAGATTGGAGAATATCTTACTGACTTTGGTTGGAAGCCAGATAGATTTACACCTACTGGTCAACCTATTGTAGATGAGAAAACTTTATCAGAGATAACTCATATACACGAAGCTAATCTAATTGCTAAGTTTTTATTACTGCAAAAAAGAATTGCACAAATAGAATCGTGGTTAGAAGCTGTTCAAGAAGACGGCAGAGTTCATGGGTTTGTCATACCCAACGGAGCTATTACCGGAAGAATGACACATAGGAATCCTAACCTAGCACAAGTACCTAGTAGTTCTAGTCCTTACGGTAAAGAATGCAGGTCTTGTTGGGTAGTGGAAGAAGGAAATAAATTAGTAGGTATAGATGCTAGTGGCTTAGAATTAAGAATGTTAGCACACTATATGAATGATAAGGAGTTTATAAATGAAATCATTAACGGAGACATACACACCTCTAATCAAAAACTTGCAAAACTTAAATCAAGAGATAAGGCAAAAACTTTTATCTATGCCCTCATGTACGGAGCAGGAGATGAAAAACTTGGCAAAGTGGTTGGAGGAAATACATCTGATGGCAAAAGAGCTAGACAGTATTTCTTTGATAATAAACCAGAATTTAAGTCTCTTAGAGATAGGGTACAGAGAGCAGCAGCTAAGAAGTACCTCAAAGGTTTAGATGGCAGAAAATTATATATTAGAAATAACCATGCAGCACTTAATACTTTATTACAGGGAGCAGGTGCTATTGTTATGAAGAAAGCACTATCTTTATTAGATAGTCTATTAAAATTAAATACTGTCGACTATAAATTCGTTGCGAATATACATGACGAATGGCAAGTTGAAGTGAGGGAATCTCAAGCAGACTTTGTAGGACTTCGTGCAGTCGAAGCTATCATAGAAGCAGGAGAACATTTTAATCTTCGCTGTCCTTTAGATGGCGAATACAAAGTAGGAGATAATTGGAGTGAAACACATTAATATAAAACCAAAAAACAGAGACATCAGAGCAGATGGAAAAATGTATGATGGAACTACTTGGAGAAAGAGAGGTATTAATCATCATCTTAATGAAGATGGTTTAGTATTTTATAAAAGAAAGTTTAGAACTATCGAAGGCTACTTACAGCAAGGAGGCAACTTAACTAAATTAGTTTTTGGTAAGATAAAGAAACCACAGGCTATAAGTAAGGTTGCTAGAATGTTATACAACAAAGAAGAAAGTGGAGACATATATATTATAAGTAACCCGTCTTGGAAAGGTTGGATAAAAGTTGGCATGGCTATTGATGCTAAAGATAGATGTAATCAATATCAAACCTCTAGTCCTTTTAGAGATTATAAATTACATTACAGTAGATTTTTTAATGATAGAAAAATTGCTGAGAAAAAAGCACACAGACTATTAAAGAAAAACTCTGAACAGAAAAAAGGAGAATGGTTTAAGATTACTAAACAAGATGCTAAAAATATAATAGAAACAATATGAAAAATTTAGATAACTTAGTAGAGGATATTTATTCTAAGCTTTCTGTTTTAGGAGAAGGCAAACCTCTTGATGCTAGTCCTGAAGATATAGATGCTTTAGGAGAAAGTATTAAAGAAGTTCTACATCACTGGGCTAATCCATCGCCAAAAAGTTCTGACATGTTAAGAATGTCTAACATAGGTAAGCCAACAAGACAGTTATGGTATGATTTAAAATCAGAGAACGAAACTACTGAGTCTTTGCCTCCTCCGTTATTTATTAAGTTTTTGTATGGGCACTTATTAGAGGAAGTATTATTATTTTTAGTAAAGATTTCTGGACACAAAGTAGATAACGAACAGAAAGAGGTAACTGTTTCAGGAATAAAAGGACACATGGACTGTACTATAGACGGAGAAGTGGTAGATGTTAAGACTGCTTCAGGCTTTGCTTTCAAAAAATTTAAAGACGGTACGTTAGCAGAGCAAGATACCTTCGGCTATCTTCCACAACTTGCAGGTTACGAAGAAGCTGAAGGTACAAATAAAGGAGGATTCTTAGTTATGAATAAAGAAACAGGAGAGTTAGCTTTATTCAGACCTTCTGACTTTGATAAACCAAATATTAAAAATAAAATAAGAGATGTTAAGAAAGCAATAAAGCTTGACAAACCACCTCAAAAATGTTATAATGCAGAACCAGAAGGTAGCTCTGGCAATATGAAACTTGCTAAAGGATGCGTATATTGCAGACATAAGTTTGAATGTCATTCAGATGCTAACGATGGATTAGGGCTGAGAGTATTTAAATATGCAAGAGGCTATACTTATTTAACACAAACACCAAAACCACCTAAAGTTGTAGAGGTTACAAATGAATGGCAGAAAAGCAAAAAGACTACGTAAACATTCTAAACAATTATTAATAAGATGGATTAGGTCTATGACTCCTGATGGAGAAGATGCAACTAAAATTACTGCAAAAAATTTACATGAATTTTTACCAGAAGATACTCACATATTTGCTAATAATAAATTTATGGTTAGTGCTTATAGTCTCAGATGGTTCTATAAAAAAGTAAAAGAAAATCCTAATGCTACATTAGAGGAGATAATGAATGGCTCGTAGAAAACCTAGAAAGATAAGACCTAAAGATAAAAATGCACCTAGAGGATATGATAGTTTATGGGAATATGAAATACATCAAAGATTATTTAGTGATTGGCTACACCATTATGACACAGTAAAATATAGTATACCTAAAAAATATGAACCTGATTTTGTAAAAGTATTTGATAAAGATAAAGTTATTTTAATAGAAGCTAAAGGAAGATTCTGGGATTATGCAGAGTATAGTAAATATATACATGTTAGAGATGCTTTAGAAAACAACGCTGAATTAGTTTTCTTTTTTCAAAAACCTTTAGCACCTATGCCTCAGTCTAAAAAACGTAGAGACGGAACTAAAAGAACTCATGCTGAATGGGCTGAAGCAAATAACTTTAGATGGTTCGATGAAGATACATTACCGGAGGAATGGAGAAATGACTCAACACAAAACAATTAAAGATATAATAAGAGAACAAGAAAAAGATAAAGAAATTAAATTACAAAGAGAGCTTGAAGATATTGTTAATAGTCCTAAACATTATAACACAGGAGAGATTGAATGTATAGATGCTATTGACTCTATGTTAACCTCAGAAGAATTTATAGGATACTTACGAGGTAATTCTTTAAAGTATCGTTGGCGATTTAGATATAAAAACGGTACTGAAGATTTGAAGAAAGCAGAATGGTATGAAAAAAGACTATTAGAATTATTAGACAAAATAGAATATTACAGATAAAAATTATGGTAGAAGATAAAGTAGGACAAAAACCTTATTTAGGTATTGAGATAAATTACGATAAAGAAAAAAAGCTAGACAAGTTTAGTTTAGATACATTAAGAGATAGATATTTCTGGGAGGAAGAAACACATGCACAAGAAGCTTTTGCTAGGGCTGCAGTATTTGCTGCCACCTTCAAGGGTGTTACAGATTATGAAATGGCTCAAAGACTGTATAACTACAGTTCCGATTGTTGGTTCATGTTTAGCACTCCTATACTTAGCAACGGGGGAACAACTCGTGGGCTACCTATTAGCTGTTTTCTCAATTATGTTTCCGATAGTCGTGATGGGCTATCTTCTCATTATGACGAAAATATTTGGTTGGCTAGTTCGGGCGGTGGAATTGGTGGATACTGGGGAGATATTAGGAGTAATGGTATTTCTACTTCTACTGGGAGTCGTTCTACTGGAAGTATTCCATTCATCCATGTAGTTGATTCGCAAATGTTAGCCTTTAATCAAGGCGTAACTAGACGTGGCAGCTATGCTGCTTACATGGATATATCTCATCCAGAGATTGAAGAGTTTATTAACATGAGAAAAGAATCTGGTGGTGATATAAATAGAAAGTGTTTAAACTTACACAACGGTATTAACATTACTAATGAATTTTTACAAGCTGTCAAAGATGATTCTGACTGGAGACTGATAGACCCTAAAACAAAAGAAGCAGTTAAAACTATAAATGCTAGAGAGTTATGGTGGCAGTTAATCTATGCCAGAGCAGAGACTGGTGAGCCTTACTTAATTAATATAGATAACTGTAACGATGCTTTACCGCAAGGACAAAAAGATTTAGGTTTAGAAATTAAACAAAGTAATTTATGTTCAGAAATAACTTTACCTACAGATGAGGAAAGAACAGCAGTATGTTGTTTATCTAGTGTTAACTTAGAACACTATGATGAATGGTCTAAAGATGATTACTTTATAAAAGATTTAATAACTATGTTAGATAATGTTCTACAACATTTTATTGAGAATGCTATTGACACATCACAACTCGGAGAATATAATGCAAACTTTAAAAGATTTAAAGGGTATGTCAAAGATGGTAAAGAAGGATTTACAAAAGCTGCTTACTCGGCTTACAGAGAACGTTCTTTGGGATTGGGTGCGATGGGGTTTCATGCCTATCTACAATCAAACGGCATTCCTTTTGAAGGAATCCAAGCTACGGGATTTAATTATCAAGCATTCAAATATATTAAAAATAAAGCTAAGAAAGCTAGTAAAGAACTTGCTGATATTCGTGGTGAAGCACCTGATGTATCTGGTAGTGGGATGCGTAATGCTAATCTCCTTGCCGTTGCTCCTAACGCTAGTAGTAGCATTATATGTGCTGGTACATCTCCCTCAATAGAACCTTATAGGGCAAATGTTTTCACACATAAAACTTTATCAGGGTCTTACCAAGTAAAAAATAAATACTTGGAAAAAGTTTTACGGAGCAAAGGTTTAAAAGGTGAAGAACTAGAAAATACTTGGAAAGATATTGCCGGTAAAAATGGCTCAGTACAACACCTTTCAGAGTTAGACGAGACTGAAAAAGAATTATTTAAAACAGCAAACGAAATAAATCAAGTATGGGTTATTGAACATGCTTACAAAAGACAAGAGTTTATTTGTCAAAGTCAATCAGTTAATTTATTTTTTGTATTGCCTAAAGCAACTGAAGAACAAAATTCACACGATGAGTATATGCAATATGTAAATGATGTACACTGGTACGGTATGCATAAATTAAAATCACTGTACTATTTTAGGTCTGATGCAGCTAGAGCAGCAGAAAATGTTAATGTAAAAGTTCCACGAATAAAACTAGATGATGTGGACTGCATAGCTTGTGAGGGATAATATGAAATGTTGGCACTGCAATACAGAATTAATTTGGGGTGGAGACCACGATATAGAAGAGGAAAACGAAGATTTTATTATGGAAACTAATTTAAGTTGTCCTAATTGCAACACTTTTGTTTTAGTTTATTTACCAAAGGAGAAAAATAATGAGCTTACTTAGCACTAGAGATTACTATAAACCGTTTGACAATCCATGGATGTTTGATTATTATGTATTACAAAATCAAATGCACTGGATGCCAGAGTCTGTACCTTTACATACAGATGTTAAAGACTGGCAAGAGTTATCAGATAATGAAAAGAATTTATTAACACAAATATTCAGGTTGTTTACACAGTCTGATGTAGATGTTGGAGCAGGTTACATAGATAGGTATATGCGTATCTTTAAGAAACCAGAAGCTAGAATGATGATGGGTTCTTTTGCAAACATGGAATCAATACATCAACATGCTTATAGTTTACTATTAGATACAGTAGGTATGCCTGATATAGAATACAAAGCCTTTGCAGAATATGAAGAGATGTCTAATAAACATGAATACATTAGTAATTTAAAAACTACTAAAAGAGACAGAGAAAGTATTGCAAAAACTTTAGCAATCTATTCAGCTTTTACTGAAGGACTACAACTGTTTAGTAGCTTTGCAATCTTATTAAACTTTCCAAGGTTCGGTAAGATGAAAGGTATGGGTCAGATAGTTACTTATTCTATAAGAGATGAATCAATGCACGTTGAAGCAATGACAAAACTTTTTAGAGAGTTTATTCAAGAAAACTTAGATATTTGGACAGATGATTTCAAAAAAGAAATATACCAGATATGTAGACACATGGTAGAACTTGAAGATAAGTTCTTAGACTTAGTGTTTAATATGGGCGACATACAAGGATTAACTAAGAAAGATATGTATGCCTATAATAGATATATAGCAGATAGAAGACTGCTACAATTAGGATTAAAAACAAACTTTGACCAGAGGGAGAATCCGTTAGGTTGGTTAGATGAAGTAATGGGGGTTGAACATCAAAACTTTTTTGAAGGTCGTGCTACTTCTTATATGAAGGCAGGATTAAGAGGAAGACAAGACCAGATAACTTTTGCATCCATGGAGGAAAACAATGGCGAAGAAGAAAAAAGAAGCTAACTTAATAAGTTTTAAAGTACTGCTAACAGCTAACAATGATATTGTTACAGAGTTAAGTATGTTACCTATGGAAGAAGTAGATAATGTATTTAAAACAAGTATTGAAAATGAAACAGTTAAAACTATCCTACAGGCAGGGCAAAAGAAATTTGCCACCTTGCATAGTTATTTTCAGAGTGAACTAAATTTTAATAAATAGTTCTTAGATTGCTGTAATTGAAGCATACATTACTGTTGTTGTTATCCAAAATAGGATACAGAGGACACAGAAATCCTCTCCGTTTCCATTTCTCACTAGCTTTTTTTACCTCCTTAAGCATTGTAATTAAAATTATTTTGAGTCCGTTTTCTTTAGCTTGTCATAGCTTCTCATTCCTGCAATTCCTAACATGCCAGTTAGAAGTGGCATCATTACACCAGCATCAGCTTGTGGTATATCAACACCAAAACCTTTCGCAACTGGTGAAATTAAAAAGTTAATTGCCAGTCCGGAAACACAAACATATCCTGTTAGTGGTCGCCATGAAGATTGAAACCAATTACCTTTAGCTTCAAGTTTATTTATTTCTACCTGTGCTAGGTTAGCTTGATGAAATAATGTTTTTAGTTCGTGGTCAAGTTTAGCTTGTAAGTCTTTATCTTTTACTAGCTTACCAACTAAATTGCTCACTGGTTTTATTAATGTTTCAAACATCTTTTGCCTCCAATATTTTTCTAAGTTTTTCTGCTTTCTCTAAAGCTGAGTCAGCATGTAAATCTTGGTCTACAACTTTTTCAAGTTTTATAGAATCTATTTTTTGATTGGGAATATACCTCCATGTATATCCATCATCTGAGTATACCCCGAATACAGTCTGGGTAAACCCTATTTTAATTATCATTGCTACTTGTCCATCAAGAATAACTTTGTCTCCTTCTTTAAAAGAGTTACTAAGTCTAAAGGAAGCACCTTTTACAAAAGACATAGACCAGTCTTTCACAGCTAGACCAGTTAGCAAAGTTATTATAAAGCCGATAGCCTCGACATAGTATTGTTCTAGGTTCATGTTATTTTATTTCAGGGTCAAAATCGATAGTGTTTTCTAGAGCTTTATTTACCTGTTCAATTACGTATTCAGCAACGTCTTCTTCTTGTTTCTCTAGTTTCTTTTCGACAGACTTTGTAAAGTACATATCTAATAAAGATTCATAGATGTGTCTAAAGTCTTCTCTCTGTATCCAAGGCTCGTTACCTTTGGTTCTAGCTTTGCAATCTATTTGATATGCTTCGTCTAAATCTCTTTCTCTATATAATATTAACATTAGTAGCTCCAAATACGAGGAGTAGCTCTTGAGTTATCCATGTCTAGATGAATAAACCTTGAAGCACGGTCTCCTTTTTGTGCAACTCCTATCCTATTAATACCCTCTTCCAGAGCTATTTTAACGAGTGTCATGGCTTGTTCTCCGTTGACAAGTATATCCATAGCCTTACCAGAAGAATGAGCTCCGGGGTTGCTCTTTTTAGCTTCTATGGGATGTTCTGGAGAACGGTAAGCACTACTTACTTTGAAAGGAAAACCACAACGTTCTCTAATCCTTTCAACTGTCTGCATAAATGCCCAGTCCATATCACATAGACCGGTGTGTTTGCATTTTAGTTCATCTTCTGTAAAGTATTTATACTTCATCATCTTGTAAAAGTTTGTAAGTTAAAAACTCTTCTGGTTCAGTAGGAGTTTCAACATTACCACCCGTTGAGAAATTAAAAGTTCTACCACTATCTAAAGTTACTTTAAACATTTCATCAGTTGGTTTAGTTTTAGTAACATTTTTAGCAAGAACTAAAGGACCGATTTGAATTACTTCATCTGCAGTTACAACTGGCATACCATCTGCTTTATCGTAGAAATAACTAAATCTATATGGGTTCATGCCTATTTGAGACCATTCAGGGTCATCCATATATTGTTGAGCTTTTTTAAATGCTTCCTCTGGAGTATGGTCTTTCCATAAACCAAAAGCTCTGGCTATAGTTCCTTTATCTACTCTTTTTCCTTTTTCATTAAAGCCACGTGCAATGTTAAAAGCAAATTTAGAATCGGTGCTAAAGTTTACATCTTTTATCCAACCTGTATTTGAGTATCCATATACTTTACCAGTTTTCTTTGTTCCATCGTGTATAGAAACAACCCACTTATCAAAATTATTATAAGCAGGTATATCTAAACGTAAAGCTACCTTAGTATCTATGGGGATACTATCTATATCTGCACCTACTATACCTCTATAAACATCTTTGTTTTTTGGATTTACTTGATTATATTTTAAACTTCTAACCACATCAACTACCGGAGTTAGTTCAGGAACTTGTTTAAACGGAACGATAGGCATTAATTTATCAACCACTTTCCTATATTCATCTACAGAAACTTTATTCGTACTTAAATCTGTAGCAGCCTGTACTATTTCTGGAACTTGCTTTCTTTTTTGAGGAAGACCAGTATCTTCAGATTTTTTTTCAACTAAAGATTGTGTTTCTTTTCTCCATTTATTTAAATCAGTTTCAGTTATATTAAATTTTTGATAAGCAGGTACGCTTTCTATTATTATTTCGTCTTTAAGTTCTTCAGTTTTTTTATTTAAATTAGTAGGTGGCTCGTCTACTTTTTTAGCTACATCTTTAAACGTAACTAAATCTCCACCTTCAATTTCCTGACCTTTAACTTTTAGTCTAGGTATAGCTTTTACAGGAAACTTACCTAAAATAAATAACTCTGCTTCTGGATTATTATTAAAACCTTTTTGCAAAGTTCTACTATCTAAAGCTATATCATAGCCTTCGTCTTTTAAAAACTTACCAACCTCTCTGTTTATCCTATAAAAATCAGAGGATGCTACTCTTATATCAAAATCTTCTGGATTCAGTAAAGAATTTAATGCATCATTTCTAGTATCACTATTCCCCTCCTTCATCAAAGCTCTTTCTATTCTAAGTTTCATTGCCTCACTAGGTTGGTCTAGTACATAAGGATTTTTAGCACCACTTATATCAATCTCATGTAGATTAAGCTTGTCTTTCATTTTTAAAGACTCACCATCTGTTACCATTGACTTCGCAACAGATTTAGGGTCAGCAAAAGAGTCAGCCATTATCTTATCTGGAGTTGCAAACACTGATGAAGTTCCTTCTTTACTGGTAATAATTCTACTTGAGCCTCCACGATAAACTGTTCTAGGTAATTGGTCAAGTATTTCTCTAGTAAGTAGTCCAGCAACAGTAGCACCTAACGCAAACTTTTTACGTCTTTGTAAATTATTTAACAAACCACCGTATGTTTTAGGAACTCTATCTTCTTGTCTATTTTTTAAAGTAGCTAAGACACCTTGCGAAGTTTCACTGTACGGTTCTCCCGTGTACGGATTAATTCTATCTGCAGGATTTTCTTGAGTAAATGGAACTTCTTCTCCTTCAACTTCTCCACCCGTTACAAAGTTTAGTCTCAAACTTCTATCTGAATCTTTTTCTTTAGCAAGTTCAGCTAAACTATCATCTAAACCTAAAACTTCTGGCACTATTTCTGTAGAACGAGTAAAATCTTTACCAAAAGGAATTGCAGTTTCAAAAGCTCTAGTAAGACCAGTACGAGGTTTACCCCTAAATCCAGTTTTTATTGCTCCTGAGAAATCATTTATTACTCCTATTATAGGATAGATAGATTCAGTTATATCTGAACCAGAGTATTT